GCATTCTATAATATGGTTGAGCAGGGTAATTAAATTCATTGTTAGTTTGACCTTCATATCCTCCAACGTATTTTCCCTGACTGGTATACAATGGATTAATAAAATTCATCCACTCTTCAAATATACGAATAATATTATACTTATCATCAACATAAAAGGTTACTTCAAAGTCAGGAAAGATTCTTCTGGTAGCATTGTACTCAAGCATTCCTTGATATGCTCCAGGTTGCTCAGTAATATCAAAGTTTGCTCCTGGAAGCATTGCTTCTGATGCAAAGAAATCATAATTAAAATTAGTAGATTCATACTCATCAAATATACCACAAGCAGTTAGATGATTCTCTAGAGATTCAGATTCTTTTGAATATGAAACACCAAATCTCTGCAATCCTAATGAAACTTTATATTGACTATTAACCGACAGACCTTTAAATAAATCCTGAGCAGAAGGTATCGAAGTACCAGAATTAGTATTTCTAGGATTTGTTATCTTTAAATATAATGGATCAACGAATTTTGCCATCTAAATACTCTTATTAATTAGTTATCCTATACTATGTATGTCATATAATGGAAAATATAGGCCGAAGCATCCTAAAAAGTACAAAGGAGACCCCACAAACATAGTTTACAGGTCACTTTGGGAAAGAAAGTTTATGAATTATTGTGATCTAAATGAAAATATTAATGAATGGGCTTCTGAAGAATTTTGGATTCCTTACAAGTCACCTCTAGATAATAGAACACATAGATATTTTCCAGACTTCTTTATTAGATATAGTGATAGGTCTGGTAAGAGAAGATCAATGGTAGTAGAAATAAAACCAAAGAAAGAAACAAAGATGCCTCCAGTAAAGCCAAAGAAAAGAACAAAGTCATGGGCGTACTCAGTAAAAATGTGGGCAATAAATCAAGCAAAGTGGAAAGCAGCAAAAGAATATTGTGATGATCGTAACTATGAATTTAAAATTATGACAGAAGATGATTTAGGTATCAAGTAATGCCAAGAAAAACTTTAGCAGAAAGAAGAGCAAGAGATGCTGCAAGGAAAGCAGAACTAGCAAATGATACTACCATTGGTGGAAGAATCTTTGAAAAGTCTAGATCAATTCCTGGTACTGATGCAGACTGGTTTGCTAATGAATTATATACAGAACTGTCTGCAATATCAGAAGAAAGATTTCCAGAAGTAGGTGACTTATGTTACTTCTCATACTCTGCAGCATTCGGTGATAAGTATCCGTGGTGGGATCGTAGACCACTAGCATACATACTGGATATTAAATTGGATCATATTCTCGGTGCTAACTTACACTACTATAGTCCTGATATAAGATCATCAATTGCTGGTTCCCTCATAAATAAAAGAGAAGCACGTTTACCAGACAAAACATTACATAGATATTTCATTACTAATATTGATGGTTTGTTTATTATTCCAGAGGATTCAGAAGAGTGGTCTGACATTGCTAAGTTAGTAACAGAAAAGTTTGTTAATAAATATGGTATGGTTTCACCAGAACAAGTTTGGGATAGTCCTTAATGTCATACACTACCACTAGTGGCGATAAATTACATGAAATAAACAATACAATCCCTACAGATGTATTAACATCTGCTATGGGAGAGGGATGGGAAGATACTGCAAAACTTTATTACTCTCAAAGTGGAGTAGTACAATTAATAGATACTAATACAGATGATATTCTTTGGGAGAAAGGAGACTGGACAACTTTTGGTACAAATAAATTTAATGAAGAAGAACAAAAAAAGGTTGTAAATGCAATTAGTACAGATACAGTAAATGCATTCAAAGCAGCTGGAGGAAATTCAAATAAATATCTACTACCAAACTGGATGTTTGATGAGAATAAAATAGGAAAAGATAATACTATTACAGATCAAGAGGCATCAGAATTAGGAATATTTAATCCCACTTATGTGTATGATGGTCCAATAGAAGATAATGTTGAAAATCTACAGAGTGCAGAAGAGTATCAAGATAAATTAGATAACCCATCTTTCCAAACAATAACTACATTGATGGTACATAATGGTGGTAGTTTAAACTATCCAACAGATGCGTTGTACACAAAAAACCAAAACACAGGGTTCAACCAAGACCATGTGAGAATAATGCAGTATGAATATCAACCTCCAAGAAAAAATCTTGTACGAGGAGATGCTGCAACTATAATGACACAAGGTGTACAGAGAACTTCACCATTAAAAAGATATCTTGGCATGTGTAAACTTCCAATGCCAACTGATATCAGTGACTCTAACAATGTAAGTTGGGGTGAAGATACAATGAATAATCTATCTGCTGCAATGACATCATTAGTAGGGAGAAACCTTACTACTTCTGCTATTGCTGCTGCAGCAGGTTCGGCATCAGGTGCCTTACTTGGTATGGGTGATGCTGGTGCTGGTGTGGCAGCAGACGCATTACGTAAACTTGGTTTTGGAGGAGTCAATGAGATTGCAAATAGTACTGCAGGAAAAACATTAGCAGGAACTGCCTTACAATCTAGACTATTAGCAGCAGCTGGATTCCAAGTTAGTCCAGAAGATATACTAGCAAGAGGATTTGGAATAATTCCTAATGCCAATCTTGAATTATTATTCAACTCACCTAACCTTAGAGAGTTTCAATTTTCTTGGAAGATGACTCCAAGAGATGCACAAGAAGGACAAAGAATTAGAAACATAATAAGATTCTTTAAACAAGGAATGGCAGCCAGAAAAAGAACTGCTACTACTGGAGCAGCATCAATATTCTTAGGCACACCAAATGTATTCCACGTACAATATAAAACAAATCAAGAAATAGATATTGCAAGTTTAAATAGAATTAAAACTGTTGCATGTACTGGTTGTGCAGTAAACTATACACCAGATGGAATATGGTCTGCATACGAAGATGGTGTACCAGTAAGTACAGTTATGTCACTTAGGTTCCAAGAACTAGAACCAATATATGATACTGATTATCAAAATGATGTTCCTGAAGGATTAGAATTCAATCAGTTTCCTAAGGATGCTGGTGGTGAAGGTGGTGGTCATCTATATCCAATAGATCTAAACGAGGTAGGTTACTAATGGCATACTTTAGAGAATTTCCAAATATAAATTACGTTTCTCTTCTACCAGATAGAAATAAAAACGAGGAAAGAATACTAGTAAAAAATATATTTAAAAGAGCTAAGTTAAGAAATGATATTAAATTTGGAATAACCATGTTTGAACGTTATCAAATCGAAGAAAATATGAGACCAGAGGCAATTGCTAATAGAATATATAAAGATCCAGAATTGGACTGGGTTATATTACTAGTGAATAATATTACTAACATTAGAGATCAATGGCCTCTAAGTAATAATGATTTGTATAATTATATGCTAGATAAGTATGGAGAAACTGGATTAACAGATGCCCACCATTACGAAACTGTAGAACTAAAGGATAGTGATGGAAGAATTATGTTACAAGGTGGATTAGTAGTAGATGATGAGTTTAAATTTAGATACTCAGTAAGAAAAAGTAATGGAGATTTGACAGATCCAGATAACATAAACCCAGTACAAGTAATCACCAATCTAGCATACGAACAAAGAGAAAATGATAAGAAGAGGCAAATAAAAATCCTAAAACCAGCATACGTAGCAGGAGTTGTAAATGATCTAAGAAATGTAATGAAATATAATAGATCAACACAGTATGTTAATAGAAACACAATAAGAACTTATAATCCAAGAGTAGCAGGGGTATAAAAAAAGACCCCCGAAGGGGTCTTTTTGTTTAAGAATTAACTAGATTAGCAAAGTAACTCAACGATTCATCTTCATCTTCATCAGAGGAAGTTGATGCCACTGGTTCACGAACAGGAGTTGGTGCTGCTGCTTCAAATGAACCACGATCATTGTCCTCACCACCTAACTCTTCATCAAGTACAGGTCTCTTGACTGGTTGATTCAGACCAAGAACATTCTCAAGACGAGTCTTAAGAGCCTCATAAGACTTAAACTTGTCTGGTGCAGTGAACTCATTTAGGTCATACTCTTGACCGTAAATCTTTTCTAGTTTTGCATCATCATCAAAGAGAGCACTTGGAGAATCGAACTCTGACTT